GCGGTTGGAACGATTTCAGCCGAAGCCTCAACCGTTGGGGTTACTTCAGACATGGTTTCCTCCTCAGGAATGTCTAGGGGTTGGGGTTCGACAACGTCTTCCTCTTCAGGTTGTGACGCAGCGATTTCTGTGATCATCGCGTCCGTAAACGCTGGATGACTGACAAGCGAGATTTCAAGAATCTCAGCGGCGCTCACCATCATGGTGTCGCCCTTGTACTTGAACTTTGTGGGGATTGCTCCGATAGAAACGGAGTCGTATGCGCCAGCCTTGATGAGTTCAATGGCCTCATCGCTGGCGCGGGTCTTTGCAAACTTTGCGGAGAACAGCAAGCCTTCATCGGCTTCAACCAATTCGGTGACGACGCCACGAAGTTGATTCATGTCGTGACCCTCAAGAAGTTTCGGTGCCTTTTGGTTGACGTCAAAAGCGCCTTTAGAAAACTGCACTTTCTGTCCGCCAGATACCACAGCAGGCGTGTCCCAAGGTACAGCCACACCCGTGATCGTCCGGGGGCTGTCCTCCCCTGCTGCAGCATCCAGCGTGACAGGCACGGCTACAAACTCAATTTTCATAACTCATTATCCGTTTCGTTGTTGGGCATGCCATCAGGCGAGCGGTCTTCGGATCCGATGTAGTCCTCAATGTCAAACTCGACATAGCGGTTACGCGGAAGAACCTGAGCGCTTGAAAGGGTCTGTTCAATGGCGTCCATGTAGATACGAGCGCCGAACAGGTACAGGTCTTGACGTGCCTGCTCTGCGTTCTGGTAAGTCATCGACGCCCCTTCTTGTGGCGCGGAAATCATGTAAGCGGGGATGTTGCACAAACGTGCCATTTCAAGACTTTGGTACTTGCGCTGATCCGAAATTACTTCTTGCGGGTTCTGCGAAAACTCTTTGAACTGCACCTGACGGGACAGTGCGCCGATGGCGTTTTGTTTACGCGCTGCAGCCCAAGCGGAAGCAAGTGAACCAAGGTCATCACCGGACATGTCTTCGCCGTCAACTTGCTGAAGGTATCCGGGCACGGTCTCGAGAGATGCGTAACGGTCTGCTGCTTGGTCAAGCCAGATGCTTGTGTTGATGGCGCGAGCGCCAGTCTTCAAGATGCCTTCAATGGGGCTGAGGAATTGGACGACGTTGTTTACGTCTAACTCTTGCCCGTTGAACATGAGTTGATCTGATGGGCCGAAGAACTGCGGGATACCAGTCTGCTGGGTGCTCGACATGTTCGCAGCTGGAAGCCATGTAAACGATGCAGGCAATCCGGTTGAGTAACGCGTCGTTATGTAGGCGTACGCAATGCCGTAGAAGAACATGTCACTGAAAATGTTTACGAAGAAGAACGAGCGCGTGACCTTCGGGTCAGGTGTTTCCATCCAAGGCTCGCAAGGCAAGTAAATCTCGTCGTAGTCGGTGCCGTTCCACTGCTTCGAGTAGTGCTTAAGACCTACCGAGCCGATGATGCCAGCGAGCAGGTCACGGGAGCGCGAAATAGAGGGCACCGACAGAGCGCGGACTTCGTCGGTACCCGTTTGGTAGGTAATGAAGTTGTTGATGTACGAAGCGCCAGCAGCCGCCTGCACAGGTGCAGAGGCAAAAGAAGCCGTTTCAACTTTGCGTGAGAAAATACCCATCCACTCGGAGTCTTACACACGATTGTTGCAAATGCAACTATCTAGACGAACCCATCGAAGGTTTATTTCCGCCACCCGGACGAGACACCATGGCTGCAGCAACAATCAGACAACGACACGCCTCAATCGGCCCAGGGCTTCGCTGGCTCGAGATGCTCAACGCACCGCCCTGCCCGCGGATCAGAACCGCACGGTTTACATGTTCCGCCAACAGAATCTCGCCCGTGTGCTTCACGCGGTTCTCGTTAATCAAACCCTTGACGGTAGACGTGTATTTGTTAATTTCCCCGTAGCCCCATTGCACCGTTCTGCGCTGAAACTTCTCAGGCGTGTGAATGAACAGGCTGGGCGTAATCGCCAGCTGCGTTTTTGGTTCACGCTCCAGCGAGGCTGTGATCTGCTCCCACATTTCAGCGATGGATTCGGTCTGAAACTCGACCGAAGCCACGATGTCGCCGTCGGTGTTCTTACGACACCACACCCCCACGTACTTGGAATCATCCACAGCGGAATCCACAGCGAGGATAGAAGTCGTCCCGTCCCATTCGGTGTTGTCGGTTAGGCGCTTCGCCCACTGCCCGGGAGGAATCCAAGACGACGCAGCACTAACCCACATGTTGCAGTGCGCGCGGAGCCATTGTGATCGGTCAGGCGAGGCGTGTGCAGCTCGAAGACTCTTCAACGTCACTGTCCTCGGCATGGACGGATTGGCGTACCCCCAATACCGCTCGTCATCAGGGCTAACGGATTCGGGCACCGACCATTCCGCCATGTACAACTCGCCCGGCTCGCCCTTGTCAATCTGCCCAATCGCCTGCTCCCTGAGTTTCTTCATAACCGTGCTCGACTCATCGCCAGCCGTGGACACCAACAACGACAACCCCGACTTCACAGCAATCTGGGCAGGCTTCAAAGCGCCAAAATATGCAGCCTCCGTGATGGCCCACAGCTCGTCCACAATCAAAATGTCCACACCGCTGATGCCGTGCTTCTTACCCGTCGCAGCCTTGACCAGATACTCAGACCCGTCCACCATCTTGACGCGGTGACGCCCATACGCCCACGTCACTTTGCACAGCCCAGACTCTTCCCATAGCTCGAAGAGATCACGCAAGTCCTCAAAGACCTCAGTGGCAAGACTCAACTCGTGAGCCGTTGACACCACCTTCACCGGACGCCCCCAAATGCGAGGCAACTCAAGAAGACAGAACCCCACCACCGCCGAAAGCATGAACGTCTTACCCTGCTGGCGAGCACAAAACGCCATAGCCGAAGAATGTGTAAACGCATCGTCAGCGTCATGCTCGAAAGCACCTGTTAACACGTTGACCTGCCACGGAAACAAGCTGCGGTTTAAATGCGTTTGCGCAAACTCTGCAATGAGAGGCCCATAACTCTCGTACCCATATACGGGCGTAACTAACCGAGGCTGATCCGAACCAACGCCAGCCGTTAACGGCGGAACCACATGGCTTTGAACCGAGTCATGACCGTTTTGGGAGATACGCGAGAAAAAGGTCGGGGGCTTAAGAGTTGTGTTTACAAAAAAAGTTTCAGCGTTGGTGTTTACTTCGGTGCCCATTGCTTCGGCGCGTCGGTGTTGTTGCTCTGTCCTCTTGGCGTTTACATAGCGCGCTCCGAGTCGGCTGTTGCATGGTTTACATACGGGGCGGAGGTTGGTGATGTCGTCTGATCCGCCTGCGTCGAATGGGATGATGTGGTCGGCGTCTGTGGCTGGGGCTTTGTGGCAGATGACGCAGGTGTGTGGGCCTGTGGCGAATAGTTCTTTGCGTGCTTTGAGGAACTCGGGTGTAGCTCGGCGGGTCATGTTGGTTGTTCTCTTTCTGACGCCCTTGGCTGCGCCTGCGGTTGTCTTCATGTTACGGGACGGGTCGGTGCGGTGATAGCCCCCCACGGTTTAGGCAAGTAGCCATGGTCGCCGGATGAATACACCAGTGGACGGACACCATTCGCATTTGTGACGTTTGGACGCTGTACCCCTCGCTCTATGGCATGGGGCTCTACCCTCGTTCCCGAGTGTTTACCAACTGAGTACAACTCCCAATGTGGCCGTGCGTGTTATCTGTTGTGGCGGATGCTACTTGCGCCCGAGACGCTCTGCAATCATCTCGAGTTGATTGGGTCGCCACACATAATGCTCTGCGTGTGGGCTTACAGCGTTTGCCCAGACGACTTGCATGGGTGTGAGCCTGCCTGCCTCAAGTTTGAGTTCAGCGAAGATGAGACCGCGTTCACGGTGGGCGAGGACGAGGTCGGGGAATCCTTTGCCGTCTGAACGGTAAACACCCGGACGCACCTGATGTGGTGAAGGGTGGAATATGAGCCAGCCGTTCATGCTCGCTATCTGTTCCACTGCGCTTTGAAAGATGCGCTCTGAGGCGTTGATGTCACCTGCCACCTTCAAGCCTTGCCATTTCTGTTTCGTAATGTCGCAGCTGGCGTTCCAGACGTTTGTTAACGCGGTACTGCTCCTCAAGCATGAGGATCATGGGTTGAAGGTTCGAGACGTTTACAGAGAACGACAAGATGCCTTCGGGGTCGTTGTGTGCGACTACTTCACGGATGCATGGCATAAGTGCTGCATGCATGGGGCAGTAGGTGTAGTACTCGTTCTTGCATGTCGGAAACGGGCAGTAGATGGCTTTAGACATGACGTTTCGCCAGCCATGCGCCGATTGTCATCATGAGGAAACTGTGTGACAGGAAGTAGATGAACTCAATCATTTGTGCCTGCCTGCATGTTTTCGAGTAGCGCGAGTGCTTGGTTGCAGTTCGCTAGGGCTTGCTCTGCGATGGCGCGCCAGCGGTCACGGTCTGCGATGAGGGTTTCAATGGCTTTCTGTAGTTCTTCCATCAGGCTTTTCCTCGTTCTTTCAGCCCTTTGATTTCGTCGTCATAAGCATGAATACCGCACCAGTCCTGCTCGTAGTCATCGCAACTACAAATTTCTCCATACTTGTCCACCAGTCTGTACAGGTAATGGGCAATCCTTTCCCACCTAATGCGCTCTGCCCGTAGGCGTTCAATCTCGTCGGCAGCTTCCATCAGGTCGCATGGGTCACGATGAGGACCACTCTCGCTATCCATGTGTTTGCCACACCAAATACACCTGTCATCATCTCCAAACATTTCACGCAAACGAACGGCAATGTCAGGCAAGTCATCGGTTATGAAAGTCATAATGTCATCAGACATCAAAATGGCTCCTCTAGTCCGTCGTCACCGTAGTCGTCTGCGCCAGTGGCAAGCACTGGATCAGGTGTGCCTTTTGGTGGCCAAAACGCTTTGGCGTCTTTGCCTCCTGTCGTGGCTTTGAACCATGGGCGTTTGGTGCCTGCGACTTGGTCACGGTTGTCGTAAACCTCCGACACACCAGCCTCCACTGCTGCGATTAGTAGCCATTCGGGAAGGTCGCCCCATTGGGTGCCCCTGACGCTGATGCCGTTAGCGGTTGCCATAGCGGACGATGCCTGCGTGATGCGCATCTTCGGTGCGGTGTTTTGCACCTTGCTCATCTCCTCTCGAGACGGGCGCTTGTTTACATCAGTGCCTGCCATCCCAGCGTTAGCCAATGCACGACCCACAGCAGAGGTCTCGCAGTTCTCAACGTGGCTTGTGCGGTTTACATTGCCAGCGCCACGTACCTCTTCGGCGTAGCCAGTAGCGACGCAAACGTCCTCTAGCCATAGTTCTGCTCGGATCACACAGATGTCTGCACCGGGCTGGGAGACCATGTGGGTGATGGTGCGCCCGTTGGGGTGTTGCTCTAACCAGCGTGAGTGTCGTACTGCTACTGGTTCGTAATCGTCAAGATTGAACGCCACTCTGGGCCTCCTTCTTGGCTTCACGCTTCGCCTTGGCTTCGAGACGCTTGGTCTCTTTCTTGTCTGCGTTCACCGCATCGGTAAGCAACTCTGCAAGTTGTTTACGCAGGATATAACCGACGGAGTGACCGCCGTGTTGTTTACGCAACAGTTGCAAGCCGTTGTATTCGTTGTCGGTTAGTCGTAGGGCGACAACCTTGGTCTTGTTTTTCATCATTTCTCCTTGATGTTTACTTGCCTGACGATACACGCCAGTTTGAAGCACCCTTACCGTCCGCCCACAAAATGCGAGCGACCTTCAGGTTGCAGGATGGGTCTGTCAGGCTTTTGATGACCTGACGCGCTGGGCGTTTACACGTCCTAGCAGTAAGCGTACGCCATGACGAATTAATCTGAAGAAGCCCGGAGTCGCGTGATCCGTCACCGTTAAAACCGCTGACTGCTTTCGGATTGCAGCGGGACTCTCGCCACATGATTTGGTCGAAGACCTCCACGGGTAGCCCGTGTTTACGGAGCATGGTGTGCCACTGTGGACATTTCCACGTGGGTGCAGCTGATGCTGGGGACGGGACAGATAGGGCGAGTAGTGCGAGTGAGCACAGTAAAACACGTTTCAAACTTCTCTACTTTGTTTGGTGAATAGGACAGGCTCAATGAGCCACAGGTCAGGGTCAGCCTGATTCCAGTCGTACGGCGGTTCTTTATATTCGCCTTCTATGTCGCAGGCGTTCCACATGCCGTACAGCAGAGCGCCAAAGAATAACCCTAGAGGAAGCCCGATGAAGTAACCCATCACAGCGCCT